TACCATCCCTAATAGTGAGTGTGAGGATCTCATAGCAGAGAGTTACATACCGATGTTAAAGGCTATTGAGGATTTTGATGAGGCTAGAGGCTTAGCGTTTATCACTCTCCTTAAGGCGTATGTACGCCAGAACTTAAACCGCCTCTATAACGAGGCTACCAGAAAGAAACGCTACACAGGATCCACTCCTATCTCTTATGAGGCTCTCACAGAGATCAATAAAGAGGGCGGATGTGAGATGGATAGCTACTTTACTGTGGAGTGTGAGGATGTAAGGGCTTTTGAGTTTCAAGATCTCCTTAGATCTCTACACCTCAACGAAAAGGAGCAGGTAGCGGTAAATATCCTTATGGATGGAGGTACTAAGGGAGAGGTAGCAAAGGCTCTTAATTGTACCCCAGCCACAGCTAACTACTACTTTAAGAGCATTAGAAAAAAGTTTGTTTTAGCAGGAGTTTCTCTCTAAATAAAACCGCCGTAGCTGATTAAGTTAAGTATCAACAAAAAGGAGGCGGATGTTTATTGATGAGAGGTATGAGAACGCTTTTAGCCATCCTTAGAGGAGAGGCTGTAGTGCTCATTAAAAAGGATGAGCGTAATGCGGATGTAGTGGTAGGTAGATCTGTAAATAAGCGTTTTGCCATTAACTCAATGGTAGGAGCTATTAAAGCTATGATGCTTTGAAAAAACCCATAAACCAAAAAATATATAAAGGAAAAACAGGAGGATTTAATCAATGGGATTGCAGGATTTGTTAAACAAGTACGATAACGGAGGCTTTACTAAAACTGGCTGGTTTCAGCTTAAGGATGATGGCGATACCGCCACAGTACGCCTCTTGCACAGAGGAGAGGTAGGCGTAGAGGAGGGCACACAGGAGCCTAAGTTTGATTTCCCTATCTATGAGGTACATAAGCTGGATGTAGATGGATCTGGTAGAGATCGTACCGTACTCTGTAAGGGAGAGGGCTGTGAGCTCTGTAAGAGTGGTAATAAGCCTCAGCTCCGTATGTTCCTCCAGATGGTTAATCTGGATGAGAAAGATAAGGATAAGCAGGTACAGCTCTGGGAGCGTGGCTTGACGGATATTAAGGCTATGATCGGCTTAGCTGGAGAGTACGGAGATCTTACCCAGCGTGATATTAAGATCAAGCGTAGCGGTGCTAAGGGCTCCCTTAAGACTACTTACCAGTACTTTCCTAAGGATAAGAGTGAGCGTGAGATCCCAGAGCCTCAAAATCTGGTAGGCTCCCTCATTTTGGATCTTAACCGTGAGGATCAGATCAAGGCTATTGAGGGTAGGCTCCAGCTTAAAAAGGGCGGAGATAATGAGGAGAGCTCTGGAGGCTCTAGTGCTAGCAGAGTTTTCTAAGTAAACACGATTACTTAAGGGGGAGGCAGGTAAAAGAGCCTCTCCCTTTTTCATAACAGGAGGTAAAGGATGGCAAGAGAAAGTATTAAAATGGATATGAGTAGAGAGGCTGTAGGGCTGGATGATATTAGCTCTAGGCTGGCTCATAAGAAAGTATGTAATATCACGGTTAAGCGTAACCAGAATACCCTTATTAAGGGGCTGGAGGTTATTAGTGAGCTGGTAAAGAGCGGTAGGCTTAAGGCTGAGGGAGAGTATGAGATTATCCGTACTCCAGAGAGGCTTAAGGAGTTTATGGATACCTATGTAGCTGGGTATGGAGAGTATGTACTGGATATAGAGAGTACTGGGCTGGATGTTTATAATGATATTCTGGTAGGTATCTGTTTGTATAACCCAGATCTCCCTAGTGCCTATGTACCGTTTAACCACACGGATCTCCAGAATGTGAGAGTAGCCGATCAAATGACGGAGGAGCAGGTAAAGGAGATTATGCTCCCCTACTTAGCTAACGATGCCCTTAAGTGCATTAACCATAATATTAAGTTTGATGATAAGATGCTTACCTTTAACTGGGGGCAAAGGATCGCTAATGTATGGTGGGATACACAGATAGGGGCACAGGTGCTTAATGAGAATGAAAAGCACGGACTTAAGCCCTTGTATAATAAGTATATCCTCAATGGGGAGGGCTCTGATGAGGATTTTGGGGATCTGTTTGAGGATATTCCCTGTAACTATATCCCTATTGACATTTTCGCTATTTACGGTGCTAACGATGGTTTCAAAACTTGGGCTCTGTATCAATTCCAGAAACAGTACCTAAGAGAGGATCACACTAGAGCGGATTTTAGAAAGCTCCACTATGTTTTTAGAGAGATAGAGATGCCTCTTATTGATGTTTGTATGGATATGGAGCTTAGAGGCGTAGCGATCCGTGAGGATTATGCTAAGGAGCTCTCCGTAGAGTTTAATAAGGAAATGGTGGAGAGAGAGGCTCTCTGTGATGCCTATGTAGCTAAGTTTGATAAGTACATTGAGGAAAACGCTACTCTTATGAGGCTCACAAAGGGCACTAAGAAAATTAACTACAATAGCCCACAGCAGGTAGCTTGTTTGCTCTATGACATTTTCCAGCTTAAGAGCGTATCCAGAAAAGAGCCTAGAGGTACTGGAGATAAGATCATCCAGCTCCATAGAAATAAGGCTAGAAAAGCTGGTACCAAAAAGGGGCAGGAGTTTATAGAGTTTCTGGATAACTACCAGAGATTTAAGGAATGTGGAAAGCTCTTAGGTACTTACATTGATAAGATCCCAGCGGTAAAGTGTGAGAAAACTAACGCAGTACACACTACCTTTAATCAGTACGGAGCTAAAACTGGTAGATTTTCCTCTAGTGATAAGGTTACTAAGATTAACCTCCAGAATATTCCTAGCCACGAAAAGAGGATCCGTAAGATCTTTAGAGCCAGAGAGGGCTATAAGATGATAGGCGGAGATTTTAGCCAGATTGAGCCTAGAGTACTCTCTTACATTTCTGGGGATGAGGCTATGCAGGATGCCTATATACACGGTAAGGATCTGTATGCCATTATGGGCTCTAAGGTGTATGGTGTACCTTATGAGGATTGTAGAGAGTTTTACCCAGATGGTACTGTTAATGCGGAGGGTAAGCATAGGCGTACTACTATGAAAAGTGTACTCTTAGGTATTATGTATGAGCGTGGAGCTAAGGCTATCGGAGAGCAGTTTGATAAGAGTGCAGATTGGGCTCAACAACTTATTGATGATTTCTATAAGAGTTTCCCTAAGATCCAGCAGATCCGCCTTAAGGTGGAAAAGATGGCGGAGGAGTACGGATATGTAACTACTATCTGTGGTAGAAAGCGTAGGCTCCCAGATATGCAGATCCCAGATCACGATGATTACCGTTATCAAGAGGCTCACAGACAGAGCCTAAACGCTGTAATACAGGGTAGCTCCGCTGATATTATGAAATTGGCTATGATCGCTATCTACAGGGATCCTCTCTATAAAGAGCTGGATTGCAATATGATTATTACCGTACACGATGAGCTCATTATGGAGGTACCAGAGGCTAATGTAAAGGCAGGGGCAGAGCTCCTTACTGAAACTATGAAAAGAGTAGGACACAGCCTAATTAACCTCCCTATGAGTGTGGATGCTGAGATCTCCGATGTTTGGTATGGGGAAAGCCTCAATACTGATTATCTGGAGGAAATTGAGTAAGCAAAAATAAATATCTAAAAATAGCCTCTTTTTGTGATTAGGATCGATCAAAGACAAAAGGAGGCTATTACTTTGAAAGTAGATATTTTTAACACGGAGAATAAGTACCAGATCATTTATGCAGATCCAGCGTGGAGCTATAGAGATAGAGCCTTAGCTGGAGATAGAGGGGCTGGCTGTAAGTATGATGTAATGAGCATACAGGATATTAAGGATCTCCCTGTAGCAGAGCTGGCAGATGATAACTGTGTACTCTTTATGTGGGTTACTATGCCGATGCTGGAGGAGGCTTTTGAGGTTATGAGAGCGTGGGGCTTTGAGTATAAAACCTGTGCTTTTACTTGGATCAAGCAGAATAAGAAAGCGGATAGCCTTTTCTGGGGTATGGGTAACTGGACTAGAGCTAATGCGGAGCTGTGCCTCTTAGGTATTAAAGGTAAGCCTAAGAGAGCGGATGCAGGAGTACATAGTGTAATCCTTAGCCATATTGAGGAGCACAGTAAAAAGCCAGCGGAAACTAGAGAGCGTATTGTAAAGCTCCTTGCAGGGGGGGGGGCTACAAAAAATAGAGCTCTTTGCAAGGCAAACGGTAGAGGGCTGGGATTGCTGGGGAAATGAGGTATAGAGATGGGATACAGGAAAGTAGGATACCTAGAGCAGATCTGGTATGTGGTTAAGTACTGGTTTAGATCTAGGCGTAAAAAGTAGTAAAGGTAAGAGGAGCTGTAAAAGGCTCCTCTTTTTCTATCTAAAAAAGGGCGGAAAAAGTGATTATGTTAGGTAAGCTGTAAAGGATACAAACAGAAAAACACAGGAGGTATTAAGAATGGGCTTAGCAAGTTTGATTAAAGTAGCACAGGGTAAGAACGCTGGGAGCGTATCCTTTGAGGATAACTTTCTTAAGGCGTATGAGGAGGCTGTGAGGCAGAAAGAGCTAGAGGAGAGGCAGGTAGCTCCCTCCGATTATATTCGCCCTAGCTCTATGTATGGCTGTGAGCGTATGATCTTTTTCCAGAGAGTACATAGCGGATCCCTCAATGGGGATCAATCGGATGTACCGCTTATTGAGATTTGCCAGAGCGGTACAGATCGCCACTTAGATATACAGCATATCGTAGAGCGGATGGAGGGCGTAGAGTGCCTAGATCTGGAGGAGGTTGTAAAAGAGGCTAACCAGAAAGGTATTAAAACGGAGTTTCTGGGATGGAATGAGGATCACACAGAGGCACGATGTAAAAACGATGAGCTTAGTATCTTTTTCCAGCCAGATGGTGTAATCCGCTTTATGGGTAAAGAGGTAATCCTAGAGGTTAAAACAGAGAGTACATACCAGTTTAGTAACCGTTATGAGCCTAAGGAGGATCATAAGTGGCAAGCTACTAGCTATGGTATGGGCTTAGGTATTGATTATGTACTCTTTCTGTAT